ACCATGTAAGGTTTCGTGACGAACTTTTAAGGGCGCAAGAAGCTGGGATTAAGTTATATATCCTCGTTGAGAACGATTTTCAGTGGATTAGCCAGAAGAAAAACATTTTTAATACGCCTGTCACTTGCATCAAAGACCTTTACCGATGGAAAAATCCGAGGGCATTTATCTTTAAGGGTGGCAAACAGGCATATCCGAATTGTGCAAAAGGATCGTGGTTAGCAAAGTGTTGTACCACTTGCGAAGAAAAATATGGTTGCAAGTTTTTATTCTGCAAGCCGGAGGAATCGGCTGAAATGATTATTAAGATTTTACAAGGTGGTGAAAGTAATGGCTGAGAAAAGGATGTTTACTAAAAAGATAACAGACGCAGACGAGTTTGTATTCTTGCCGAGTAGTACACAAGCCTTGTATTTACATCTTTGCATGGGTGCAGATGATGATGGCTTTAATAATCAAGTGCAAATGGCTATGTTTAAAGCCCATGCAAGTTTAGATGATGTGAAGATACTACTTGCAAAACGCTTTATTCTGCAATTTGAAAGTGGCGTGATCGTAATTAAGCATTGGAGAATGGCTAATGCGCTACGGAAAGACAGATATACCGAAACCGCATATCAAGAAGAATTAAAGCGATTAAAGATTAAAGATAACGGTTCTTACACACTTGCAAATGGAGAAGAAGAAGTTTGGTTGCCAGATGGTTGCCAAACGGTTGCCAAACGGTTGCCGCAGTATAGTGTAGATAAGGATATTATAGATAATAGTAGTATGGATACTACTATTATTGCTCAGAGCCAAAAGGCTCAGAGCCAAAAGCAAGCAAAAAACGATGAACAAAAAGCCGATGTTTCGGCAATACCATTAAACGATGGTACTGAATGGCTGCCTGAGCAAAGTTTGTTTGACGAATATGTAAAGCTCTATCCGAATGTAAACGTTAAGCAACAGTTTAATGCTATGCGTGGTTGGTGTATGTCGAACCCGACAAAACGTAAAACTGCAAAAGGCATAAGGCGATTTGTAAATACATGGTTGTCAAAAGAACAGGATAAGGGCGGATCATTTACGAAAGGTAATGTAACAAATGAAGAATCAGAGCGACAAAGACAGGAGTACAAAGACTACACAGACAAGCTCAACAAACTTAGGGGGATGTGAGCGTTGCGGTGGCACAGGATATGTCTTGGAAAAAATGCGAATAAGCACATATTGGGAACGCTATCGCAAGGACGAAGGACCCTACATATACGGGGAACGAGATTGGGAAGATTTTTTCGGTGTACCGTGTCCTAAGTGTGCGGGTGGCATGGAAAGACGAACTACGTTAGTCAAGAAGTATGCAGGAATACCGAGTGCATTCTACAACAAGCGATATGACGCTTTTGATTGGGGAACGTACAGCGATAACGAAAGCATGGTTGACAAGGCTTTAAAAGCCAAAGAGATAGCAGACGCATTTATCAATAAGTTTGAGGAATGGGAAAAACGCAAAATGGGCTTGTATATCTGGAATGAAACCAAAGGTTCCGGGAAAACATTTCTTGCGTCCTGTATATGTAACGAACTTATTGCTAAGTATTGCATAGGTACAAGGTTTGTAAGTGCATCGGACTTGTTGGAAATTTCACAGACCGAATACCCCGATGAACGAGAAGAATTAAAGCGCAAGCCCATAAAACTGTTATATGGTTGCAAGTTGCTTGTAATTGACGATCTCGGTCAGAAAAACTGCGGTCAGAAATGGATGGAGGACATACTTTTCAAAATTTTAGATGAACGAATAAACAATGACAGGGTAACGATCATTACATCAAATATTCCGATAGGCAGGCTTCCATTCGATGATAGATCCACAGATAGACTATTCAAAATGTGCTATGAGGTTGAAATGCCACAGAAAAGCGTAAGGGCTTCAGAAGCATATAAAGAAAAGGCAGAATTGCTTAAAGCGGTTGGATTGATAAAGGAGGGATAGCATGGCAAAACCAACACAGAAGGAATTGATACTGAAATACTTGCATGATTTCGGTTCAATCACATCATGGCAAGCATACATAGATTTGGGAATTACCCAAACCGCATCGAGGATATACGAACTGAAGCAACAGGGTTACATTTTCAAGAAAGAGCGAGTGGAAAAGACTAACCGCTACGGAAAAAGATGTTTTTTCGATAAGTATATGCTTGTCGGGAACATAAACGAGGTACTTGGAACATGAGCAGACTAAGTAAAGAAGAATTAGCCAGATACGAAGGTGCTAATTGGATATTGGATATGGTCAAGGAAAAGGGCATAGAAGCGGCTGAAAAAGACCTAGAAATGAGAAATACAAGGGGCATACCGCTAAAGGTCAAGGAATCGGACTTGCGAAAGTTTGAAGCGTCAGAAAAGGCTAACACGATTAAGTCCATGCTCCTGATAAGCATTTACTGCATACATGACGCTTACGGATTTGAAGAAAAGGAACTGAACGAATTTATCAATCTGTTTAATAAGCGAGCTGAATGCTTAGTTGACAAGTGGGTTTCATGGAAGGAAATTCAACAGACTATGGCTGAAGAAACAGGAATTTTGATACCTATGCCCGATGGGTTTGATATGGAGTGATTTATGAAAGATAACTTTTTTAGGTTGGAAAACAAGGATTGTCTTGACGGCATGAAAACCTTAGAAGCAAATTCCGTAGATTTGATAGTTACATCACCGCCCTACGATAACATAAGAACTTACAACGGCTTTAACTTTGACTTTGAAGGCATAGCGCAAGAAATGGTAAGAATTATTACTGAGGGGGGGGTATTAGTTTGGGTTGTATCTGACCAAACAATCAATGGTAGTGAATCGGGTACAAGTTTTAGGCAAGCGTTGTATTTCAAAGAGTTAGGTTTAAATCTACACGATACGATGATTTGGAAAAAAGATTCTTGCGCTTTTCCTGATAGTACAAGATATGCACAGATTTTTGAGTATATGTTTGTGTTTAGCAAGGGCAAGCCTAAAACTGTAAACCTTATTGCTGACAGAAAAAATGCTTGGTCAAATGTCAAAGTACATGGCACATTCAGAGAAGCAGATGGAAGTCTTAAAGGACGGTCTGCACAATGGAAAGAAAGCGTAGTTAAGGAATACGGATATAGATTTAATGTTTGGGAAATTCCTACTGAGAAGAATAACAAGACGGGACACCCCGCCGTTTTTCCTAAAGAAATTGCTAAAGACCACATACTTACATGGTCAAACATAGGTGACACTGTTTGTGATCCGTTCTCAGGAAGTGGTACAACAGCTATTCAGGCATTAAACCTAAACCGAAACTTCATAGGCTTTGAGATTAGCAAGGAATATTACTATAAGTCTTTAAAGCGAATAGAAGAAGAAACCGCACAAATGACAATATTTGATTTTATATAGGAGGTTTGAAATGTGGCAACAAATGACGCTTCTCGACTTTGAAAATAGGCGGGGGGGCAACACAAGTATGTCAGGCGAATCGATTACGAAGAAACGAAACCATTCCTTCTGGGCATACATTACGCAAGGAGGATGCCATGTATAACAGATGCATTTGGACTATTTATTGATGGCGATATGATTGGAGTAGTGACATATGGAGTGCCAGCTTCGTACCACTTATGTATCGGGATAGCAGGGAAGGAAGAAAAAGACAATGTCTTGGAGTTAAACCGATTAGTGATAAAACCTGATGCCGAAGGGAAGAATTTAGCAAGCTATCTTGTTGGACATTCCTTGAAGATGTTGAAGAATGGGACTTATGTAGTCAGCTATGCAGATACTGCTTGGTCTCATGTTGGGTATATCTATCAAGCTACGAATTTCATTTACACAGGCTTGAGTGCCAAACGGACAGACAAATATCAGCCAAGTGGATTGCATCCCAGAGCATATAACAAAGACGATCATAGCATGATGCGACAATCAAGGTCACAAAAACACAGATACATATATCTTGTAGGTGATAAGAAAACTAAGAAGTTGATGCGGAGCAAACTGAAATATCCGATTTTGCCTTATCCAAAGGGGGATGAAATCAGGTATGACACTAAAAATCCAAAACCTATCAAGCCGATTAAGATATTCAAAGCAGAATCCAACGCCTAAGAGCGTGGAAATAAAAACAATCCCGTCCCGAAACGCATAAGCACCGAAAAAATATATCACACTTATTGATGGGATTGCCGTTACTAAAAATTTGGTTATCGGGCTACTCGGAATTTGGGTAGTCCGGGGAAGGAGAAATCTTGAATAAGGAACAGTTGATTGAAAAACTGAAAAATCCACCTATGGAGCGCATCGTAAGCGTATCAAAAGATATATGGGGCAATAAATCAGAGGACAGGAAGCTGATTACTGATTTGCCAGAAGAAGAACAGATAAAGGTTTTAGAATGGATTGATACATATATGTTGCCATTGAAAAGAGGAAAGAAAAGAGAAAGGGCAACAAGCTATGGCATAAAACATTTGTTGGAACGATGCACAGGTATTTATCTGACAAACAATCAGTTTAAGGATGCTACTGATATTTTAGGCTACAAGATTATTGGAAAGAAAAGTAACTTAAATTGGGACTATAGAATTTGTGAATTAACATTTGAATGTGAACGATGCAGCAGAAGAATTAAGATTACCGAAGTCGAATACCCTTGCAAAATAATAGGGTTTGATGGAACGAAAATTATCTTATGTCGAAATTGTTTCGGACGATGAAGCCGAGGAAGGGGGAATATGACAGAATTAGGCGAATATACCTTGCCTTTTGTATGTGATAATTGTGGTTCTCCAGATTTACAATTAAGGATTTTAGCAGAGCAAAACAATATGGCACAGGTTAAGGTAAAGTGTTATGAGTGTGGATATGAATTAATGCTCCGAAAGAATAAAAATCTTGACCGCAGAAACGGAAACCCTATAAATCGTTGGGCGAGAGAAGTCAAAGCAAGGGATGGCAACAAGTGTCAAGACTGCGGAAGTACGGAAGATTTAGAAGCACATCATATTAAGCCGTGGTCAGAATGTGAAGATTTAAGACTTGATGTGAATAACGGCATAACATTATGTCACGCTTGCCATGTTAAAAGGCATGGATTTGATTATAGAGAAAGGGTAAATAAAAATGATTGATATTAAAATTGATAATGATAGATTGTCACCGACACAGGATGAAGTTGAAAAGATAACGATAGAAAGTAACAATGTTACGGATTTGGCAAATGAGGCAAGCCAGATTGCATTTAGGGCATTGATTTATTCATTCCTAAAATGGGAAGGACTTGGATGCGAAGAATTTAGACGATCATTCTTGGTACAATTTGAAGTTAAGGTTAAAACATTTGCTGACAGGCTTACAGAAATTGAAAAAGATGGTGACACAAGGCATTATATGACCTATCTAAAGCATTTAGTGAACTATAAGGCAGAAATTTAGAAAAAAGTTTAATATCAAAAACATTCCAACAGTAGTTGTTGATGGCGAAAAATACTATCAGGAAAAGGCTTTTAAGAAAGCATTAGACGAGATATTTAACGAGATTAAGGAGGAACAAATTTATGAGTAAGAGATGTAAGTATTGCAAATTATATGAGAATGGAGACATTAACGAAAAGATTATATCAAAAAAGATTTTACCTAAACATCTTTATGATAGCAACATTCTTGTTTGGATATTACCGGGTAAACACTCTTTGGGATTATGGTTTGATAATGGTTGCAATATTGAGTTGTTAGCAGAGAAAAAGATAAAATTTTGTCCTATGTGTGGCAGAAAACTAAAGGACGGTGACTAAATGGCTAAATGTGTCTTTTGTGAACGGTTTGAACTGCATAAAAAACTTGAGAACTTTTGGGTAGAAAAGGATGATGAACCGAGTAAATACGAATATACAGTAGCTTTAGTTATAAAACAATGGTTGCCCTCAAAAGGGAAAAAGAATGCCGGAAGAACTACGGATTACAGAAATCAAGGACTTGGATATAAGCTGAATTTCTGTCCCGAGTGCGGTAGAAAGACAAAGGACGGTGATTAAATGGTAAAGGTTGAGCAAACCTATGATGTTGATATGCCGAAAAGTTGCGCTGATTGCAATATGTGGTATGTCGGGTTTATGACATTGGATTTTAAATGCTGCTTTACTAAAAAAGACGTGTCTTGGGACATTAGGGCCCTTAAAAAGCCCGATTGGTGTCCGTTAAAAGAAATTCAGGAGGGAAAAAATGGAAATTAAAGATAGCGGAGAACGCAGAGAATTTAGTACGGGTGCGGTTAGAGATATAGCCGAGGGAAAAGGGCGTTGCGATCTACTTCCTTTGGATTGCGTAGGTGATTTCTTTGATTCTTTAGCAAGACCCGAATGGAATCCCTTTTACAAGAAAGCTTATGCCTGTTGTACGATTTTGAAGTGCTTAAATGATGTTGTTCGTGGTACAGATGAAAAGGCAATAGCTAAGTGTATAAGCCGCTTTGTGGAAGTAGCATTTGATGATAAGCTCGGTCACGCACTTATGGAATTATCAAAGCACTATGAACAGGGTGCGAAGAAGTATGAGGAACGAAATTGGCAAAAAGGCATACCTGCACATTGCTACATAGATAGTTGCGTAAGACACTTGCTTAAATGGTATGACGGTTGGGATGATGAACCACACGATAGGGCGGTTTTATGGAATCTGTTTGGCTTATGGTGGACTTTAAGAAATAAGCCGGAAATGAACGATTTGCCGTGGAAGGAGAACGAAGATGAGATTTAGCGTGATAATTCCAGCACATAATTCAGAGAGTTTTATTTCTAAAGGACTTGAAAGTATCAGAAGTCAATCCTTCCAGAACTTTGAGTTAATAGTGGTCTGCGATAGATGTACTGACAGGACAAAGGAAATAGCCGAAAGCTATGGGGCAAAGACATTGGATGTTGATTTTGGGCGTGACGGACTAACAAGAAATGCCGGACTTGATATAGCGCAAGGAGAGTACATTATTTTTCTTGACCATGACGATGCCATATTGCATGAATTTGTATTTTCTGAAATAGACAAGAAACTAAAGGCAGAAAATGATCCTGACTTGTTAATATGCAGTTTTATATGGCATGGAGTTTGCTATGCTAAACCGAGAGCGAAGAACGGGGATTTTTACCCGTCCGTATGGAATAAAATTTGGTCAAGGAAGTATATTTCAAACCATAGGTTTACAGATGTGTACTCAATATCAGATTTTTACTTCCACAATGAAATGATGAAAGTACCTCACAGAGCCGTTGAATGGGATTTTCCGATAGTTTTTTACAATTACTTGTGTGAGGGAAGTATAAGTCTGGAAATGGGAAGAACCATAAAAGGAACTAAAGCAGTTTGGGGGGATGGTTAAGGTGATGATTACATGAAAGAAATTTGGAAAGACATAGAAGGCTATGAGGGACTTTATCAAATAAGCAATAAAGGGCGTGTTAAAAGCCTTGTGACGAGAACTAACACAGGAAGAATGGTTAAAAGATCTCTGATTTTGCGTCCGAGAAGCAATCATGGGTATTTATATGTTAGCTTGGCTAAAGATAAAACTTATAGAAACAAATTTGTGCATCGTTTAGTGGGTCAAGCGTTTGTTTCAAATCCAGAAAATAAGCCATGTATCAATCACAAAGACGAAAACAAAGGGAATAACTTTTATCAAAATTTAGAATGGGTTACTCAAAAGGAAAACGCTAATTATGGCACAAGAAACAGAAGGGCGGGATTAGGACACGCTAAAGCAATAATTCAATATGATTTGAATTGGAATGAAATTAAAAGGTGGGAATCAGCGTCAGCAGCCGCAAGATACTTTAATGTTGAGCCTTGTACTATTAGTTCAGCTTGTTGTAAAAGATATGAAACATCATGTGGCTATAAATGGCGTTTTGAAAGTGAGGTAGCAACATGAACATATACATATACACCCCACAAGGCTTTACAACGGGTGGTGTCGAGTTGCTACATCAACTATGTTGTGAATTGAACACTTACGAAGATATAAACGCTTATATATGGTATTCGGACCCAAACAAGGCATATATCCCCGAAATCTACAAGAAGTACGGGAATGAGTTTAAGGTTACGATTTTACCACCAATGGAAAGTGTGCTGATATTTCCCGAATCATGGGCTAAGTTGCTTAACGAGAAAAGGTTTAGGGAGTACACAAAGGTCTTGTATCTTGAATCGGTAGATTATTACATAAAGTGGATTCCGAAAGGTCTTTACCTAAAGTTCCCTGAAAACACGATTTTCATGGCTCAATCATGGTACGCTTACACATGGCTTCAGGACAAGACGGGCATTAAAGCCTTGATGGTTACGGACTACCTGAATGACGAATTTTTAAATGCTGATTTAAGCAAGCCGAGAAAAAGGCAGATACTTTACAATCCTAAGAAGGGTTTGGAAGTTACAAAACGGATCATGGCTGAATTGCCAGACGAAACATTTATACCGATTGAGAAAATGACCGCTACGGAAGTCAAAAACCTTATGGAGGAATCCATGCTCTACATAGACTTTGGCAATCATCCCGGTAAAGACCGAATACCCCGTGAAGCTGCGATGTGCGGGTGTTGCGTGATTACTAATTGTCAAGGAAGTGCGAACTACTTTGAAGATGTACCGATACCGTTTATTTACAAGTTCCCTGACAACTTTATCCATGAAGTGCCAAAGCAGATTAAACTTTCGTTGGATAACTACGATGTTGTTGACCGTGATTTTGAACTTTATCGAGAAATGATTAAGTCTGAGAAAAAACATTTTAAGCATGGCGTAAGCCTATTGGTAGATGAACTAAGGAGGTGACATTATGACCGATTACATAATATACATTTCAAAAAGACGAAACCCCAACGATCGCTATGGCATTTCATGGGGCAAGATGGAACTGCCTGACTATGACGAGGAAAAGGCTAAAGCGAAGTTTGATTTGTTAAGGCTTATGCTTGGGGAAATGTTCATACTGAATATGACCATGAGGGTGCGGTGAGCAAATGACAATAGTAAAATGCGACAAGGACTGTATTTACAATGAAAATGGAGAATGTACATCAGATATAATCTGGATAACGGAAACAGGTGAGTGCGATATTGATGAGGATGAGGTGAGCGAATGATGAGTTATGGGAAATATTATTCTGGAAGAATAACAAATGATGAGCATAAAGCGGTAGAGATATTAGACCAATTTACTAAAGCATTTTGTATAGATGCTACAGTCGAAGATGATTTGGTATTCAGATGTGAAGAATGTTCTTTTTCAGACGGTGATAACTGTAGAGTGAAGATGTTTAAGTGCAAGTTTGCTCCAGATTATGTTGACTTTGGGAGTATGGGTGATTTGTAGGAGGTGAGCGAATGACAAACGCACAGAGAAAC